GCAGTACGATTAAGCTAGATAACCCGAATGAGATCGTCAGAAGGCTACTCATATGGTGGGAGCGTGACTACGGAATGGTGCAGGGACAGAAGAACAATAACTTGTTCATCCTATCGTCAGCACTGAACGACTTCGGAATACCTGAGTCAGAGGCTCAGACAGTACTGCTCAGTTACGATGAGGGAGGTAAGGACAAGGAGATCCTGAACATTGTCAGGTCTTCATACAAGAATACAGCTGTGCATGGAAGTAAGTTCTACGAGGACAACGAGAAGGTTGACAACATCAGAAGCCTAGCGAAGAAAGGTACACCAGTTAGTGAACTTGTGACTATTAACAAGGACATCGCATCGGATGTAGTTGAGGCTATTGCCGCAGATATAGAGACAGACGATCCAACGGTGTTCTGGACCAAGAGCAGCAAGGGTTCAATTACGCATATCAATCACCTATATAAGGAGTACCTTGAGTACCTTGGGTACGGTAAGTACTTTGTTGAGGGAGGAAGTGTGTTCGTGTTTGTGAAGGTTCGCAATAATATTGTAAGCGATGCCAACGATACGATGATTAAGGACCATGTGATCAACGAGTACCTTTACAAGCTTGAGGACAAGAGTATATACAACTACTTCGCTGACAAGAGCAAGCTATTCAAGGAGGATCACCTATCGTTCTTAAACACTATCCACCCTAACATCGTGAAGGATGACAAGGATGTGTCATACCTTTATTATAGGAATTGTGTTGTGAAGGTGACAGCTGACAAGGTTGAGACTATCGACTACTCAGACATCGATGGGTACATATGGCAGAACCAGATGATTAATAGGGACTATGTGGAGTGCGAGTACAAGGACAGCATCTACCGTAAGTTTGTACATAACATTGGTGGCCAGGAGTCTGATCGAATTAATAGTATAGAGTCTACAGCAGGATACCTGATGCATAGCTATAAGCCGCCATCGTTTTCTCCAGCTGTGATCATTAACGACGAGGTGATATCAGACAATCCATCAGGAGGTACTGGTAAGGGACTATTCGTGCAGGGTATCAGTCACATGAAGCGTATGGTTATCATTGATGGTAAGGCGTTCTCGTTCACTAAGTCGTTCCCATACCAGCGTGTATCTGCTGATACTCAGCTACTTGTGTTCGATGACGTGAACAAGAACTTTGACTTCGAGCGTCTGTTCTCTGTGATCACAGAGGGTATTACACTTGAGAAGAAGAACAAGGATGAGATACATATACCTTTCGAGCGTTCGCCAAAGATTGTCATCACGACTAACTACGCTATTAAGGGTGACGGTAACTCGTTCGAGCGACGTAAGTGGGAGCTTGAGTTTGCCCAGTACTACCATAAGGACTTTACTCCTGAGACAGAGTTTGGCCATCAGCTATTCACTGAGTGGGACGATGCCGAGTGGTCTAAGTTTGACAACTATATGATATCTAACCTACAGATGTACCTTAAGAAGGGGCTACGGAAGGCGAAGTTTAAGAACCTCAGAGAGCGTAAGTTTATCGCACAGACTGACTATAACTTCTACGAGTGGTGTGCTGACAAGGATAACATAATGACTAAGAGTCATTCAGAGAATCCTGGTAACTCATTGTACTACAGCTTCGTAGAACAGAATCCTGACTACGGTCCAAGAGGTAAGCTCGCTATACCGTTAACTAAGTTCTATAAGTGGTTAGACTTATGGGGAGAGTTTAAGTATAACTGTAAGCCTCATTCCTACAGATCATCTACAGGTAAGATGATTAGGTTTGATGTAAAGTATGACGAACAAATTAATATGTTTTAGATATGAAAGATTCAATTAATGTTTTAAGTTTATTTGACGGTATGTCATGTGGACAAATTGCTCTTGAAAGAGTTGGTATTAGTGTAAATAAGTACTATGCATCTGAGTTAGATGCTCATGCTATGAAAATTACACAGCATAACTATCCTAACACTATACAGTTAGGTGATGTTACAAAATGGAAAGAGTGGGATATAGATTGGGCTAGTATAGATTTAGTCATTGGAGGATCACCATGTCAAGGGTTTTCATTTGCTGGTAAGCAGTTAAACTTTGATGACCCAAGGAGTAAGTTATTCTTTGAGTTTGTTGATATATGCCATCGTGTTGCAGATGAAAATCCTAAAATGAAGTTTATGCTTGAGAATGTTAGGATGAAGAAAGAGTATCAAGATGTTATATCTAAATACCTTGGAGTAGAACCGATAGCTATTAACAGTTCATTAGTATCAGCTCAGAATAGGTATAGATTATATTGGACTAATATTCCAAATGTTACTCAACCTAAAGATGAAGGCATTGTTCTTAAGGATATTATACTTGATGAAGTAGATAACAAGTACTACTTAACTGCTGAAGCTATTGACTACATGGGTAGATTGAGAAATGGCAAACCTAGATGGGAGTATCACAAGAATCCTATTGATGGAAAATCTGCATGTCTGACTGCCAATATGTACAAGGGCGTTCCATATGGGGTACTAAAAATACCTGAAGCAACAGTAAAAGGATACGTTGAGATTAATCCTAACGAAGGTGTTGACTTGACATTCATAAACTCAAAGACAAGACGAGGAAGAAAGATGGAAGATAAGAGTAACTGTCTTACTGCTGCTAATTATGATTATTGTTGGTACGATGGATATATATGCCGAAAGCTTACGCCTATAGAATGTGAGCGTTTACAAACAGTTCCAGATAATTATACATCTGTTGTATCTAATACTCAAAGATATAAGGCACTTGGTAATGGTTGGACAGTAGATGTGATTGCTCACATATTTGATCATCTATGAAATCACTTAGAGACTACCAAGTAAATGGTGCTCAGCAAGGGTGCGATATACTAAACAAGTACAAGATTCTGTACATGGCATGGTCGGTAAGAACTGGGAAGTCGGCTACTTCTATGGAGGTAGCTCGGCTTTTCGGTGCTAAGAATGTGTTGTTCTTAACTAAGAAGAAGGCCATATCTAGCATACGTTCTGACTACGATGAGTTCGGTTTCTCCGAACACTTCGATATATGTATACTCAACAACGAGTCGTTACATAAGCTAGAGAACCATCGGCAGTATGACTTAATTATCATGGATGAGGCCCATAGGCATGGATCATTTCCTAAGCCATCGAAAGGAGCGAAGCAGTTTAAGGATATGTTCTACGACAAGCCTGTCGTTATGCTGTCAGGTACTCCGTCTCCAGAGTCATTCTCTCAGATGTACCACCAGATGTGGATATCGTCGTACTCGCCTTGGCGTATGTACTCAACGTTCTACAAGTGGGCAAATGATTATGTTACACCTGAGCAGAAGAGGATCGGTGCTTTCATGTACAACGACTACTCTAAAGGAAAGGAGGATAAGATAATGGCAGATGTCGCACACCTGATGATAACATATACTCAGGAGCAGGCAGGGTTCAAGTCTACTATAGATGAAGAGATCGTGCATGTGAAGATGAAACCTCAGACGTATGCCATTATGAACCAGCTGTTCTCAGACAGGGTTGTTGAAGGAAAGGAAGAGGTTATACTTGGTGATACTGCTGCTAAGTTGATGCAGAAGGTGCATCAGTTGTGCGGAGGTACGATTAAGTTTGAGTCAGGAACGTCAATGGTTCTTGATACTACCAAGGCTGAGTACATAAAAAATAGGTTCCACGACAAAAAAATAGGCGCATTCTACGTGTTTAAAGAAGAACTGATCGCACTTAAGTCTGTCTTCCTAGATGATCTGACTACAGATCTTGATGAGTTCAACACTGGAAAGTATAAGATAATAGCCTTACAGACGGTGTCTGGGCGTGAGGGTATATCCTTAAAAACTGCGGACTACCTGGTGTTCTACAACATCATGCATAGTGCTGTGAGCTACTGGCAGGCTAGGGATCGTCTTACGCATTTTGATCGCACATACAACAAGGTATTCTGGATATTCACTGAGGATGGTATAGAGGACAAGATTTACAAGGTCGTTAAGTCCAAGAAGAAGTACACACTGAACATATTTAAAAAAGACTACAAGGTTTGTGATTAACTTATTATTGGTGTACATTTGCTCCTATGCTTGAGTCAAAGATACAGTCAGCACTAATTAAAGACCTGGAGAGTAGAGGCTACTATGTCATTAAGCTATCAGTTACAAACAAGAACGGCATACCTGACATAATAGCCCTACCTCCAGGGTGCAACGCTGAGTTCTACGAGGTAAAGCAGAAGGGTAAACAACCAAAGCCAATACAAAAATTTAGGATGAATGAAATTAAGAAAGGAGGATTTGGAAAGACGTTTGTCCATGATGGAACAACAAGAGAAGCGTAGCTATTTAGCTTACCTAGACTTCAAGGATGGTATGGTTATAAGTGAGATATGTAGGAAGCATGCATGCCATGTTGACTCAATTTACCCATACTTCAAGAAGTTCATGGCCGAAGAGACTACTAGAATAATACTAACTGTTAGCGGACATAAGTCAGAGCCTTACTATAAGGATGAGTCTGAGATGCTTGCTGATAGAGTATATACATATGAAAGTTTAAGTGATAAAGAAAGATGGTTCTATGAGTGCAGACAGCCACTACAACAACAGTAACGGAAGCTTATATAAGTTCGCTGAAGATCATGGGTTAAACGCCTATGAATTTGAAGTAATAAAAAGAATAGTTAGATGCCGAAAGAAAGGAGAGTTTATATCTGATATAGAAAAAACAAAAAGAGTATTGGATATATACTTGAAAGAACAAGGAGAAAAATACGAAGGTCAAATAGAAATAACTAACAAATGACAGAGGAAGGGATTAAGCTAACAATGATAACAGCAGTTGGCCCAGTGCTTGCTGACTTTATCGATG